CCCATGCTCTGTCTTTTTGTTCGTCTGTTAAAAATTCAGGGATATATTGTTGGAATGACTCTTTATCATTATTTTTGATAAATTCTCTCATTTTAGTACCTGACACACCTCCTGCTTGGGGTGGTACTAAAGTTGTTTCGAATTTGATTCCTCTTGGTTCTGCAAATTTATGGATATTTTTAAAACGAGCGTCATTTATATCTTTTTCACCCATTCCTAAATAAATTGTAGATTCTCCAGGGGCTTCATTTTCTACAAAATCATATACATCTTGTACTGGGGAATTTGAATTTGAAGCTACTACTGTTATTTTTTGTGAATTTGAATTAGGATCGTTTTTTAAAAATAAATCCCATAATTGTAAAGAAATTTCTCTAGTAATACCATCTCGCTCTTTAGCACCTACTTTTACTATTACTTTTTCAGCGTCAGTATTTTCAGCTAACCATAAAGCCATATTATAATGACCAGCATGGGGAGGTTTAAATCCTCCAGGTAAAAGCGCGATTTTTTCCATCAATTACGTAGTTTTGTAATAAATATAAACCTTTATGACAAGGCTAATTTTTTCTTCATTAACACAGAAGCTGTTAGTTTTGTTGCTTTGTGTAGTAATTTTGTGAAAGCTTCAAAACCTAGTTCAGATGGATCTTTATCGCCCATTTCTATAAGATAAACTTTTTTTCCATATCCCATAAGTGTTTCAGCATGTTTGAAAGCATCTTTAAGAGCGTCTTCATCTAAAGCAAGATATATTTTTTCAACGTTTGATTCAATTATCTGTTTCATTAAAGAATCAGAAATTCGTTTACCAAATAATGGAATCGCGTTACGTTTTATAGCCATAGCATCAAACGCACCTTCGCATAAAATAATGGGTAAATCCCAGTTTATATACATTTCGAACCCAATTATGTCCTTAGTACTGGAAGCGAGTTTATGTTTGATATATGCGTTTTTATCAAATGATCTACCAACATAATAATTTAAAAAACCATCTTTATCGTATGAAGGTATTACAACCATATTTCTTAAATCGCCTTGTTCACAATAATGCAAATCATACTTAACTACGTCTTGAGGTGTGATTCCTCTTTGATTTAAATAATGTAGCGCGTGTTTTGACAATATCGCTGAAGATGACATTATAGGCGTTACACCCTGCGGTAATTGCAAAGAACCCGATGGTGCTTTAGTGGTGGTTTGTTTTCTAAAACTGTATTGAGAGTCAATGTCTTTTAAAAGTTCATATGCTTTTGGTGATGCACTTACTGCTTTAAGTAGTTTGAATGCTCTGTGTCCTTTATAACCACAAACCCAACATTGGAATTTTTGTGTTGATAAGTTTAGGGTTAATTTTTTCTTATGGTGGTTGCAAGAAGGGCAACTAAATACAGCTTCGTCTCCTCCACGAGCTGATTTACTTTTACCTAAAACTGATTCTAATAGTTGTTTTAATAGATCTTCCTTCATACTGTGAATATACGAAAGGAAATTGGTTAAGCAAAATCTTTATCGAAAAATTTACCTAAAATATTATCGTTAAGCCATTCACTCGATTCAATCACACCAAGCGTAAATTGGTATTTACATTCTAAGTAAGTCAATTGTTTTTTATTATAGGCAATTTCTAATATTTCTCTTGAAAATTCATCTTCACCACCTGTTTTTAATATTTCTTTTATAAAATGGTGAGAACCATAGTAGGTTTTCCAATCGCTTTCTTTTTGTACTCTGATGTGTGTAGGGGTTCTTCCCTTTTTACCAGCGTATTCTAAAAGTTCTTTTTTAGTAAGTTTTTTCTTACGATTATACATTAGTGATTTTTTACCAATGTATTTTTTGCCTGTAATGTGGGTGGTTTTGTAAATAAAACCATATGCATTTTCAGGTAAATCAGCGATTTCGTTGATTTCCTTTTCTTTATATAACCATTTCATATTTTAACGTATTAATTATCTTTTATGTATCCCAACGAACAATAAAAGTAGTGTCTGTTTCGTTGGATGTTCTAATAGGTTGACCTAGTTTACCTACTACTAATAACTCATTATCTTCATTATATAAACCAATTGTTGTAACATATGGTTTAAAAAGTGAACCTGTTGTAAAATCTGCTAATTCATCTGAATCTTTAGATTTGATTTTTCTTGCTGATATATTTAGAGTATCATTAAACTCATGTTCATCTACTGTACATTGGTATTCATTTTCATAAATTAAATGAGAACCTTGGAATTGTAGGGTGTTAATTACCCCATCTCCTGTTGTATCTAAAGCAGATATGTAGTTAGGGTGTGTTATAGTTACAAAACCATTTTGGTAAAAAACATTTCCTATGTAAGGAGAACCATTACTACTACTATAATGATTTAATATTTGGGTGTCACTTAAAGCTTCTTCATATATATTTATTTGACTTAAGGATCCAGATAAAAACTTAGAATTTCCACCTTTATTTCCAATATAAACATTAGCTTGATTTTGTGTTTGGTCAACTGTATTATCTGTGTCAGATGTTAGTGATATGCCATTTTTAAATATAGCCATTGTACCATCTTGTACTCTACAAGTAAAATGGGTTATTGTTTCTAAAGTAAAAGTACCATTTATAGTTGTGGTTATATTTCCATCAGATCTACTAAAATATATATTATTACCTATTGCATATACTTCAAATGGGAATTGGGGTTCAGCAAATGTATCTTTGGGTTGAAGGGCTCCTGTTGTTTGTGTTGTGTATCTTCCTGCTGTTCCTTCATTAGGGCTAGCTATAGTTGTTTTTGTAGTTGATTTTGAAATTAAATAGGATGTTTCATTAGATGAATGTGATATATTGGCTTGTAATGTTATTGTAAAATCATCACCTGGGTTAAAATTAAATTTTTCATTATGGGCTAATTTAATTTCTGAATTAGTTCCATTAAAATCAATTCCCGGAAAATTCCCATTAAATAATGTTTTTTCGGAGAAATTAACATTTTTATAATTAATTAAATTGAAATAATAACTATCATCAAATTCGTCTCCAAAATTAGGGGTTGAATATGAAGATAATTGATTTACCCTAGATTTACCATCTTTATAGAAAACACTACTTTCATACCCATTAAATGAAATATATCCATCTAGTGTGTTTAAATCGTATCTTTTAAAACCATTTATGGGTCCTATATTTAAAATATTAGCTCTAAAATCTGTAGAGTAATTATCTACATTAGTTCCACTTATTATTAAATTTCCTCTACTATCGTCTGTGATTTCATAATTACTAGAGGATATATATAAGGTTCCTGGTTTTATTTCATACCCATACAAGCCTGTGGGGATTGATAATGTATTTGCTTGTTTGTATAGTGTTCTTTTTTGGTAAGTATAATTGAATTTTCCTAATCTATTAGAAATATCTCTTTTAAAATTCTTATAAAAAAGATGATCTAACTGGCTATATTTTATATTTCCGCTAGTATAAAGATCAATAGATTCAGATGTCCATTGAGTATTAAAATAATTTATTGAGTTTGAAGCCGCTGAAGCAGATGTAAAGTCATATTGTTTATGAGCATTAAATGGAACTATTGCATAGTCTTGGGCTGTGAATTTTTTGTATACAGACATTCAAATGACATTTTAGTAGTCTAATTTTACTCTAATAAGAGCTTCTTTTGTAAAGTCTTTAGTAACTGGTTGGCTTAATTTTGCAACAGCAACTAAATCTCCACTATCGTTATATAAACCAACAGTTGTAATATAAGTTGTTGGGTTATCTATAAATGAATCTATATTTACGTTTCCATTAGTATCTACAAATGAAGGATTGGTTGTGTAGTTAAATTCTCCATTTTTAGCTCTTGCAAAATAAAATTGTGAGCTTACTTTTTCTTCACTATCTACAATAAAAGAAGCACCTGTTTTTAGGTGGTTATGTAATTTTTCGTGGTTTTTAGAATCATTATTAGCAGTAGTGGTTGGTACCAAAGAAGTAATCGTATGATCTAAGGCAGCAGGGTTTAAAACTATAAATCCAGCATCAGGATAAAATAAACCATACGAACCACTATCTGTGACTTGAGTTAAATTAGAACCTAACATAACACCTGAAGAACCTGATACTATATTAAATTGTCTCCCAGCATTTGTTATGGTGGATGAACCTGTTTGTGTTATAGAATCATCCGTTAATTCTAAAGAACCTCCAGTACCTGTTAATTTAAAATCTAGGGTCGCTGGTTTTAAGTTGTGTTTATATCTAGCTCTGTTTATATTAATTACATAAATATCATCTGGTGTATAACCGTTAAAACTAAAATTTGAAGCTTCATCCCCAAATACTAATTGGCGATATTGATTATAAATATTTTTTGAGGGACTATTTCCATAAGCACCTACATCATTTGTAAAATCTAATGAACCAGATCCATTTTTATGACCATAAGCTACAGCATATTGTACACTTTGAGTAGTAGCTAAATGATAT